CCAGCGTTAGAAGCGGTGACGGTAAGCGCCTTTGCGGCGGCCATCGTGTCGCTCTTCAGGATCTTGGAGGCCGTAGGAGCAGTCCTTGTCTTCTGGAGGAAGTAGGTCGGCTTCAGGTTGACCGTTCCCGCCTGGGTCATCAGACTGTCCACGTTGATGTTGAGTTGGGTGTTGCCCTGAGGCGTAGGAAGGACGATACGCTGAGCGGCAGTGCCCGCGAACTCGTCGTTGATCTTCGCCAACAGTTGGTACGGAAGGTAGATGTCAGTTGGGAAACCGAACTGGTCGACTACTGTCTGAGCCAGAGAGTTTACGACGGTCGTGAAAGGCGTTGTGGCCAGGTTCACGTTGCGCATGTCGTAGTTGTTTCCACCACCGGTACCGATTCCGGTCGCTCCACCGATCTGCTGATCGAGGCCCGCCCACTCCACGTATTCTGCGGCGTCACGGCCCTTATCGTTGCCCCAGAAGAGGGCGTTTTCGATCTGGCGCAGCATCCACATGATGCCGTTGCTGTTCTCCTGAGCGATAACGTCAGGAACCATCGTACGAACGAGGGTCATAGGGTGGGAGACCGAACGGGTCGTTCCCACGTACTTGACCAGGGCTACCTTACGTAAGTAGTCCGACGTGGTTGAGTAAGGAAGTTCGCCTTCCGTCACAAACCCACCGGTCTGAGTTCCGTAAGAGGTCAGCTGGTTGTATTCCTCAACGGTGCTGTAAGCAGGCGTCTTAGGAATGTCTTTCCAGAAGTTGATGTGCTTGTCGGTGAAGGTGATGACCTTCAGCGAACTGTCAAGCGACTGCACCCTAAGTGCCGCGCCGCCGGTGGTACCGTCAATTGCGATACCCGCGGTTGAGACTCCGCCTGCGAGACCAAGAGCCGCGGCACCTTCCAGCGCCTTGTTCAGCTCCTGAACGTCTTGGCCGGACCCAATCCCGAATCCGTTAAAATCTAACATTTTTGTCCTCCGTTAGAATTTGTTTAGAGACCTAGAGAAGTTCTAATGTTCTCAGGTATTACGTTAATGTCCCCAGATGTCTCAAACTTGACCACCGTGTGAGGATCTACTCCTTGGCCCTTCATCGACATGTCCAAGAGAGCATCACAGATCTCAGACTTTGACATAGTAGACGTGCCTTCCATACTTTCATTCTTTATCATGTCGGACTTCTTAAGGACCGACTTGCGAACCGAAAGTGCCTTGGTGATGTTCGTGAGAACCTTTTCCACCAGAGCGACCTTGTCCGTGTACTCGTTGTGGGACTTTTCGATGTCCTCGACTCTTTCGAGCGTGGCTTCGATGGAAGCGGCAAGACCGGTTCCTATGATCTCGGACTGTGAGGCCTTGGCAAACGCGTCGGCGTACTTGTCTTCGATCAGAGCGATGACCTCTTCGACAACGCTCTTGGCGATCTCCGCCTTGAACTCGTCAATGTCTAGATAGATCGCGGCCGAAGGAGTTGAAGCTTTCTTCTCGTCCTCTTTCCCAGTCTTTCTTTCCTTCTTCTCTTCCTCTTCCGATTCGCCGGCTTCGTGTTGAGGATTCTTGTCGTCTTCTTCGTCGTCGCCGCCCTTGGTCAGATCGGCATCTTCGATAGACTTTTCTCCACCCTCGTGCTTCTTGGTCTCAGGACGCGCCAAAGGAGCGTTTCCGCCACCTTCTTTGGTGTTGATGTAACCCTGATTTTCGCCTTCGTCAATGTCAACTTGGACCTTGCCAGGTTCAGGACGAGACAAAGGACCTAAATTCTTTTTGGCCCGAGTTCCAGAGTTAGCAGGATTCTTTTCCTTCTTCTCTTCGTCTTCCTTAGGCGGAGTACTCAGGGTGTGCTCGACAGCTTCCCCTGCTGACGCCTTATTGATGAGATCATCGATTCTTTTCAGTAATGACATGTGATTCCTCCGTCTGTCGGTAAAGTAAATTAACGGAAAATGTAGTTTTTTCCTTAAAAAATATCGCTCTTTTCGAGTACTTGAAAGAAATTGTCCAGGCCGCCTGCTTTCGTTATGAGGTTGATGACCTCGTCGATAACGGCGTCATGAGCGCCAGGATTGACGGTCTTGATTATGTCGTGGAGTTCTTTCTTGGTCTCGAAAAGAAGAATAGATTTCTTTCTAAACTCATTTTCCATAGTTGGATCAGTCAGTTGAGTAGTTTCCGGAACGCCCTTGTTCTTCTTTTCTTTAGCACCTTCTAAGTCCTGTTTCCTGATAGCCGCTCCCCCGGTGGTTCCTTCGTTGGCTATTCCTGCAGTTGAGACTCCGGCCTGTAATCCGACAGAACCGACAGCTGCCATGACATCCTTGTTCATGTCATTGATGACGTATCTTAGAACATCATCATAATTAGCAGGAACCATGGACTTGGTCAAAAAATCTATAGTTAGGGTAGCCTTGATGTTGACCGGGATGTGCGTGATGGCTACGTTAGTAATTCTTGCTTTTAGGATCTTGGACTTGTTGACCTCGGACCTCTCCGTGACCTTCCCTTCTATAGAGAAGCCCATGTTTCTCGGGTTCCCTACGTCGTGGAGTTCGCATATGAGGTTCCAGACGTGGTTGGCCATCTCAGTCTTGAAGAGCATCCCCTTGACGAAGAGTCCCTTGGAATCTACGTGTGCTTCGGTCGGGCAACCAATTATGTGACTTGGGGAGTTGTTGTGCATCCAGTTGAACCAACCCTGGGACTTAAAATACGATATGTCCAGGCCTTCTTGGATGACTCTTTCTTTGTCTGTGTCTTCGTGTCCGGTAGAAGCCATACCCTTAATTATCCTCTGGGTGGCGTTCTTCAGGTCCACCTGTCTGGCCTTCAGGATTTCGGGATCGACTTTTTCTTCGGAGATGTGAAGGTCGTCGGAAAAGACGTTAAAGTCGTCTTTTATCTCGTCTTGTGTCGTCATTAACTTCTCCAGGATGGATTGTTTCTAACGTTATACATTAGCTAAGGAAATCGTCCTTTCCCACTAATTTATCGATTGACGACGAGCCGAGAAATAAAAATTCACGAGGTTCGTGTACATACTTTTTAGGAAGCTGTATATTCTTATAGTATTGAGAATAACACTTGGAATGCAAAACAAATAGAGGTACCAAATGAACAGTGGCAATGATGGCTTAAGAGATATGCAGCGAGAGCTCAATGATCTCAACAGACTAGTAAGGGCAAAAGACGGTATAGTTGAATCTAACCCCCAACTGTCCAGTATTGAGAAGATAAATAGCGGCCTCTCCATAGTAGAGATAGATAATGAAGAGTTTTCGTCTTTGGTGGAAAAAGTCGCCACAATGCAGTTCGAAGGTAACAAGCGCCAAGACATCATGCTCTCCCTTGGTCTGTCCAGTAAAGAATTCAAAGAAATAATCCTCAGTGCAGAGTTCGAAGACATCAAACAGAAACTCGTGCAGGACAACAAGACCTACCTGATGGCCAAGATTTTAGGCAAGTTCGACGACGCCATCAACACCCTTTCAGATTTACTGGTAACCGCAGACGAAGACAAAGTCAGAATGCAATCCGCGGCTCTGCTGATAGAGAATGCCAAAGAATTACTGCAGGACGCCTTAAACGACAGGACCGCTTCCACCATATCACAGGTAGCCAAAGCTGCGGCTTCCGGTGGTGACGAGACCACGATAAGGTTGGCAGAATTTGTCATAGGAAAACGCAAGGAACGCGGCCTTGACAAGTAAGACCGTCCCCGAATACACCCAAGAAAACATAGTCGGTCTGTGTCTGAACGATTACAGGTTCTTTACTGAGACCTTCATCTCCATCAAGGACAAGAAGCGCCAGATCATACCGTTTCTGTTCAACGACATACAGGAACAGTTTTACGCGACGTACCTGGACCTAAGAAAAAAGGGGATCAGGCAGCACATAATCCTGAAGCCAAGGCAGCTTGGTTTTACCACTATGATCTGTGCCCTGTTCTTGGCAGAAGCCATTTTGGTTCCCAACACCGTCGCGGTCATCATCGCTCACGACGCAGAGTCTACTGCCAGAATCTTCGAAATCACGAAACTCATGTACGACAATCTCCCCGACGAGATAAGACCGGTCAGCAAGTATTCGTCAAGGAGAGAAATCGTCTTCGAGACGATCAATTCGAAGATCTTCATCGGTACCGCCGGATCCACCGGGTTTGGTCGAGGAACTACCATCAACCTACTCCACTGTTCAGAATTTGCTTTCTGGGACAAACCAGAAGAGATCCTTCCGTCGCTCATTCAGACCGTCCCAATGGAGAACGGTGTCATCATCTTCGAGACCACTGCGAACGGGTACAACCACTTCCACGACAGTTACATGGAAGCCGTCAGGACTTCGGAGATAGAGAGAAAGATAAATGACGTTCCTTATCCTCACTTCTACCGCTGGTTCGATCACGCCGAGTACAAGTTCGAAATAGGGAACGAAGAACAGGCCTACATACAGGAGACTCTGACCGACGAAGAAAAAGATTTCATGGTCGTTCACGGTACTAACCTCCAACAGATGGCGTGGAGAAGGTCAAAACAACAGACCCTAAAGGAAAAGTTCCTCCAAGAGTACCCAGAAGACGACCAGTCCTGTTTCCTCTCGTCCGGAAAACCCTTCTTTGACAGGGACATGATAAAGTCAATCAGTCTCTGGATAGAAGCCAACAAGGTCGTCGAATGGCAGAAAGTGGAACAGGAGAAGATAAAGATCTACAAGACATTCGATCCGGATCCAAAGTTTAGACACATACTCTGTGTTGATCCGGCGGAAGGAAACCCTACCGGTTCCTCGTCTGCTGCCTACATGTTAAGACTGCACAAGGACCCAGTAAGGATAGAGATGTGCGCCGAAATAAGCGAGAAGATACCTATGCCAAAGTTCTGGAGACTCCTGTACCACCTGGGTTCCCTCTACAGGTACCCACAGTTGGCCATCGAAAGGAACAACCACGGTCACCTTCTGTGTTACTGGGCCGTCAACGGGTTGTTACAGGACGGCACCAAAGTGCTTGACAAGTACCCTAATATATACCACGGAACAGACGGAAAACCAGGGTTCGTGACAAATTCTGCCACCAGGCCTCTCATTCTGGACAACCTGTCTGAAGTTCTTAGGAACAACATGTTGGTCGTGTACAGCAAGATATGGTTGGACCAGGCCCTAAGCTTTGTTTACTCT